TTCAAGATCTCAAGTCAATTTGTAGTCTACAAGAAGTATCATATTACGAAGCTGCACTCAATTTGTCATATCTAGGAATTTATCATAATAAAGACAAGGGAGAGGAATCACATTCAGTCTTGTCAATATTTGAGAAAATCACGACAGAAGAAATGAAGATGAAATTGGTTGATGTCAATAGATTAAAGTTCAATCATGTTCACACTGTCTCTGAATTAAGATCCCTAGCTAGTCATGAATATTCATCTTCTTACATATTAACTATCGCAAGAACCATGAAAAAGGAGATATATAATAAAATTCCAAATTTAGATAAATTGGTGAAGGATAAGTTGTTTGATTTAACATTTGATGAATTGGCAACATTCAAGGCTTCAGCAGATTCTTCTATGTTCATAAAGGGAGTAATCAATACATATGATGATCATGAATGGAAGAAGAGACCTAAATGCTTGCAAGAAATGCTTGGAATCATGAAGAAAGATGATAGAGTCTCATCAGTTTATTGCTATATTGATGATATGATAGCTGGAGTACTAGAACAAGGTGGCATTAGAGCAAATCTGTTTAAAAAGAATCAAATCGGTGGTGTCAGAGAAATCATTGTGCTAACTATTTTGAGCCGAATTGTGATTAGATTTGTTGAAACAGTAGCTAGAACATTTTGTGAAAACATTGAATGTGAGTATTTGACAAAGGGAAAAGAAAAATCAAAAGCAATGTACAAACATTATAAGTCATTACATCAGAACAAGAAGACAGGAGAACAATTCTTATCAGTTTCTGATAGTGGTGACATGACAACTTGGTGTCAAAGATTTACAATGCCTATGTTTATAACCATGTACAAAGGCTTATTAGACAAAGGTCCGATCTTATACATCATAGTTTCTATTCTTAATCTTGTCACTGCTAAGAAATTTGAACTACCAAAGCTTTTACTAGATATATTTCAAAAACCAACTGGAAGTTATAATAAGAATAAAGACAACACATCTATTGATGAACTTCAAGCGCAATATCTTGGTAAGTCACAATACAATGATCTTATTGAGCCGGGAACTGTCTTCTTGAAAAATAGATCTAATATGATGCAAGGAATCTTACATTACACTTCCTCATTGTTGCATGCGTGCCATTTATCTTACATGAGAGCACTGATAGAAAAATCAATTAATGGTATGTCACCTTATCCCATTACATTTATGAAGACAACTATCATGTGTTCATCAGATGATGTAGGAAGAGTGATGAGTGTTAGAATTCCATTATCATTAGATGGTTCAGATCGAGATAAAAGAATGTTGAGGATCATGAAGAAGCTGCTTAGATTTTCATCATACATGTTGAGAGCATCTTATCCTTTGATTGGTGCAAAAATGTCAGATGAAAAGTCAACAATTGGTGTTCTGACAAATGTGTTTGAATTTAACTCTACTTGGTATTATAGAAACACAATTTTAAATTCTTTGATCAAATGGTCAAGAGCGACAACAGATTACAAGCTTTCAACATCTTCTAGAGATAGACAACTACAAGACATAAATTTGTTAAAT